GTATTATTTCCTACAGTTTGTTTGTAAATTTGATGCACACCAACAGCACCAACTCCAAGTGTTATCGCTGTTGCATCTTTAAATAGGATAATTCCTATCAGTCCTCCTAACACTCCTAGAAAGTTTGGTATCATTTCATTTGGAAAGAATTTTGACTCTTTCAAAAATTTACCTAACATTCCAAGTAATGTTACTATTAAAAATACTAACGCTGGCTTTAAAAATTCTAATTGTTCCATTTATTTGTCCTCCTATTTTTTATTGGTAATGTTTTGAATCTGTTAAATAAGGATTCTATCTTACCATTACCACCGATTTCTTTATAGCTTTTATATAATCCACTTAGCTCTGATAAATCTTCGCTTGTTGTATACCCTCGTTCTATTGATTCACTAAATTCATTATGTAATCTATACGACATAATGCTTTTATTAGAATCTCTGTTCTGAAGTCCAATTTGGGTTACTTCATCGACTTTATCTTGCGTATTCTTTATTTCCATATTTACTTTATCAAGTTGCTTTTCCGTTTTATCTTGAATGCTTTTTACTTCATCACTTAACTGTTCAAATTGTTTTGTGATTTGTTTGTTGCTGTTGTCAAACCAAATCTTAACTAATGGAATAATAGCTACTGTAAAAAGTTGCAATATAAATTGCAAAATATAGTTTGTCATTTAGACTACCTCTAAAAGAAGAACATGCTATTCTGCATGCTCTTCTTTTCTTTCTGATTCAGTATTATCTTTTGGTGTTTCACTTACTGTTGCTGTTGCAGTGACTACCTCTTTTGGTGCTTCCTCCACTTTTGGTGCTTCACTTACTGGAGCAGTTACAACAGCTTCTTTTGGTGCTTCCTCAATTGCTTTTAATTCAGCTTCTTTTCGTTTAAACTCCTCAACTGCTAACCTAACCATCTCACGTAAGTTTCCAAAATTAGGTACTTGCTCTAAAGTTTCAACCTCTGTAATAACCATTCTCATATGAGTTTGTACTAAATAATCATCTTGTTTAAATTTTGCATGTTTTACACTAAATTTCATCTTAATTATCCCCTTCGCTGTGTGATAGATTGTTGCTATTTTCTCCGTGATTCTCATGTTCTTCTTCTCCTTCATCGTCTTGTGATAATTGTTCCATAATTGTTTGGACTACTTTTGTTAATGCTTCATCAAGTTGTAATTTAGTGATGTAGCGGTTGTTATCATCTTCTAACTGTTCTTTATTTTCAGTACGTTCAAATGTAATTTCTTTATATTTAGTCGTTTCAGCACTTGGCACCCACTCAACAACACTTGTATGTTCTGCGATAACTTCGTATAGTTTTCCATCAAATTTAAACTTATCACCTACTGAATAATCCGTGTTAACTTCGTAAGAATCAAAAGCATTGATAATTTTATCTTTATTTGTTGATATTGTCTTAGGATCTAACACGTCTAAAAGTAAGGTCATTAGTACTTTATCATTACCTTTATTCACCTTAGCAAATAGTTTAGTTAATGCTTTTTCACGTTCTGTAACATCTTCTTTATTACCTGCTAAAATTCCAACTTGTTTATTTAAGTTAGCATATTCAGCAACTAGTGCTGGAGTTGCTTCTCCTGTGTACATCTGAACGGCAATTTGTTTTCTAATTTCTTCTAGTGTCTCTGCGTCACTAGCAGTTGCAAATTTTCCTGGTAATTCAATATTACCGTTGAAATAAATACCTCCAGTATTCATATTAAAATATACGTTTACGCTTTTATAACCACCTGCCGTTGGGTTAGGTTGTTTAACTGAAATTTCTAAAGCCATATTATTGTTCCTCCTCTTGTTTTGGTTCTTCTACTTTAGCTTCTTTTAATTCTTTAAGCTCTTTCTCCTTAGCTTCTAGCTCATTAGTTAAGTTATTGTAAGCTACTTTATAATGAGCTAATTGCATTGTTTTTTCACTTAATTCTTGTGCAATTAAGTCTATTGGTTGTAATTGATTATCCATTTATTATTTCCTCCTATATTATAAGCCTATATCTTTAAAATCAAACGTATTATATGAATAAGCTCGTGAAGTTTCTTTATTACTATGTAGTAGTTCTATATTCCATAAAATATTAGCCAGTACTCTTCTTAAAGAATATATACTACCACTTTTTGAACCTATATAAATATCTGAACTCGTTGTATTAATGGGTTTAATTTTAGAATTTATCACATCAATAACAAAACCATTGTTTTCTTCTACTCCTCCACTCATACTTACAGTATCTGCTAAAAAATCTAATCTATCTGTTTTAGTAAAAACTCTCATTCCGACAAAACTACTATTATTAGGATTAAACGTATTATCTTTATTCCCACCTAACACAACTGCCGATTCATTATCGACACTATCGTTCACAAAGTTTAAAAACGCTGTTTGTCCATTGAAACGTCTAAATAAAACATTTCCACTTTCTTTAAACTCAATAGAAGCGTTAGATTTTAATATCATAGAATTATTATTTAAATCCCATTTCATATTTCCGTTAGTAGATTGAATATAAGCTCCACTTCCTCTAGTGAAATCAAAACTTACTGTTTGTAGATTTTTAATAAATGCATCTTGTGCCCAAAGCTTATTAATGAAAGCCTTATGAGCAACAAACGCTTGAATCATTGCATCATCTACGAGTAAATTCCCAACTTTTACAGCGTTAGCAGCAATAATATCTGAAGTGATACTACCTGCCTTATGGTGGTCAGTTTCCAATGTTTTAGTTTTAATCTGTCGCCCCTCAATTGAACCATCAACAATTAATTCTGCTGATTTTTTTTTATAGATTTTAGCATTTTTTAAAGTAATTGTAGTAAAATTACTAGTTCCGTTTTGCAAGAATCCTATTTTATAACTTTCAATTTCACCTGTTAATCCAGTTATTGTTAGTGGGCATTTTAAAGTATTAGTAGTTGAATATTCATTACTTCTTACTACAAGAGGCGTTATCCAACTATAATTACCACCTTTGTATTTCATTTGTATAGAGACATTTAATGATTGTGTTAATCTTCCAGACCACGAACCAACACTCTCTATGATAAATTGGTCTCCATTTTGTAATTTATCATCAGTAATCAACGGTGTAATCCACGTATCCCTACTGTTAGAAATTACCAATTCTCTAAATTCTGGCTTAACTAAATTCTCATTAGCTGGAGTGATTACTAATTTATCAGTTATCGCTTGAATACTCTCTGGACTAACAGAAAGCATACTTGCAAGATTTCTTCCATCGAACACTTGATTTGAACCAAAATCAATCTTATCAGCACCTATTCGAAGTTGTGCGTGCCTTACAGTATCGTTTAATGTGCTAGTAACTGTATTTAAAGTTTGATTGGTAGTTTGTTTCCACGTGTTTAACTCATTCACATTTTGTTCTACATCTTCAGGAGCTGGTGTCCAGTCAGTAGCGATATCTCCTTTTTCTAGTTTAATATTATCAATATAAAAATTGATAAGTTGATTATTTTGAGCGTGTATCATCAATCTACATCTATTCATGTCAGCACTAACTGTGAATGTTTTTGAAATACGTTTATATTTCTTAACTTCAAAATTTTGTGTTGCTAAATCTAGTGTTTGCCATTCTTGGTTAACTATATTATTATCAACAATATAATGTAAACCTATAGATAAAATAGCATTTGCAGTTAATGCATCTTTTCCTAAATCCATTGATAAGGTTAATTTCTCACCTTGTTTTGCTGTTAAGTTAAACATAGACCCTAAACCTTTACTTTCCCCGTTAGGTGTACCCCAAATATGCAATCCTCTTCCAAAATGAGTTATTGCGTGTCCTTTTTGCCAATTTAGACCACTATTATTCAATCTAGCCATTTCCCAGTTTTCTAAATCTTTAGCAAAGTTAGAATTAGGTATATAGTTTCTTCCCCCTATACTAGTTGGAATACTATTTCTAACATTACTGATTTCTCGACTAAAACTATTAGCTGTTTCCTGCACTTTGTTCTCAACAACAGAAGTTGTTGCATAACCTTTGTCGTTAACCCACTTTTCGATATTTCTTCTTTCAGCAGTAAGTTGATTAGCTGTGTTATTTTGCACCCAAATTTGCATATTAGCAACTCTTGCACCGTCTTGATTTTTGTAATTTTCTAAGGCGGTTAATTGGTTGGTAATACCTCTGTTTTTAACAAAAGCATTATTGTCCTCTGGGGCTGGTGTCCAGTCTGTTGCAACATTTCCTATTTCAAGTTTAGGTAAACGTACATAAACTTTATCTCCAGGAGAACATGTTCCTATCATTTGATAGAACACAAAAGCATAGTGTTGTGTGTATTTATTTGTAAATGTATGAGATATTCTTTGCCACTGTGTGGTAATATCTACTCTTCCTTTAAATCCGTTAGTTTCTTGTCCTACATTGTTAAAAGAAATATTTTTACTCGCCTTAACATCTACACTCCATGTCAATACTTCATTTTGAAAATTATCTTTCAAAAATGGCATAATTTGTGTCCAAATACCAGTACTTTCAGTAACTCTAACTTTAGTAAAAACTAAAGTTCCGTTTTCAACTGTTTTTTCCCAGTTCGAACCACCTGAATTTATATTAGTTAATTTATCACTATCAGTTATATAGTTTCTACCACCAACACTTGTAGGAATGCTTTCTCTAATATTTCTGATTTCTCTTGAAATACTGTTCGCTGTTTCTTGCACTTTGTTTTCAACTACAGAATTAGTCGCATACCCCTTATCATCTACCCAACTTTCAATACTACGCCTTGCAGCAGTCAGTTGATTAGCTGTATTGTTTTGTGTCCAAATTTGCAAGTTAGCTGTTCTTACTCCATCTTGATTTTTATACGTTTCAAGTGCTTCTAGTTTCCTATTGATACCTTGTGCGTTATCATTGAACTTACTACTAAATTCTGTGTTTTTAACATAACCTTTAGCATCAACTATTCTATTGATTTCAGTTCGCTCTCTACTTAATTGATTAGCAGTATCTCGTTGTACCCATTGCTTCAAGCTTTCAGTTCGTGTGCCATCTTGATTTTTGTATTCTTCAAGTGAACTGATTTTACTAGTTAAACCATCTACACCTTTTTTGAATTCAGCTTTAACAGCACTCAAACCATCTTCATTTTTCTTCTTAACTGCTGTAAATTCTCTTGTTATGCTATCTTGCAATTCTGTAACTTTGCTTGTAGTACCGTTAACAAGTCCTCTAAGTTCTACAACTGTTTCATTATTAGAAATATCTTGCATGTTGTTAACTCGATCAGATAATGCTTGAATTTGTTTTGTTGCTTCTATTCTACTCTTACTTATTTCTAGATTAACTGCTTGAATTTGCTTTGTTGCTTCATCTCTATTCTTGCTTATCTCTAAGTTTGTAGCTTGGAATTGCCTATTGTAGTTTTCTACAGTGGTTGATACTTGCTCTCTAAACTGATTGATTTTTTCGTCAAAGGCTTCACCCATTTTTCGGATTTTTTCTTCACTACTTAATAAGGCTTTTTCATATCCACCTTTTACCTTATCTTCAATAACTTTAGATTTTTCTTTGAAAAACTTGTTAAAGGTTGCTTCCTGTTCGGCAACCAAAGCATTTATTCTAGCAATTACTGAATCGTTTTGAACCTGTAGTGATTCTAATTTAGCTGAAGTGCTATCAGTAAAGCTACTTCTACCATCTCCCACTTCTATCTCGTGATTTTCTTCAAGAATAACATCCCAAATTACCTTAACTACTTTCGCATTTTCATTTAATATTCCCAACTCGCTGTAATAAACTTTTAATATGTCGCATAAATCTATCTGTTCAAGTGCTGGGTTATCAAATACTCCCTCAACTTTTGATAAGTCTTGGTAGTTAATCTTTAAGTTAGTTTTTGGCACACCTACATTATTGTTTTTAATGTAACTTTTAGCTTTACTTCTTAACTGCTCCACCGTTTTTAAGTTTTCATCACTTGAAAAATCAACTTTTAAAATTCTTCTGTGTGTGAATTTATTTAAGTGAGTGCTGTCAAGGAGTATTTCTGGCAATGTTATTAATTGCTCCCTGTTGTTATCATCAGTATATTTTTTAAAAGGAAAAACTGAAGTGTAAGTTTCAAGTATTGATTGTTCTTGTTCTAAGTCTAACAAGTTTTTACCATAAGCAATGATGGTTGGATTATCAATCCCCATGCTTTTATGAAGTGTAATATTTAAGTTATCAAACTCATATTCGCCACCCCAAACATCAAGAATTGAACCTGCTTTACCTCCTAATGCGTCACGGGCGTTTTCAATGTTTTCAACTTTCCATGTTGTTGAATTTAACGTGCCAATATCAGATTGAACGAAGAACTCCTCACGACTATCTAACAAGTTATCACGCCACGCCCTTAATGCACCAATTGCACTAACGCTAGTAACTGTTATATCTGGTCTGATAGCGTTCATAGTAGTTTTAACTTGTGAAATATGTTGGCAGTAAATTTTAAATTCATTTTGTGTTTTTGTGATCTTTGAAATTACAAAACGTTGATTTTTCGTTCTGTAACCTGCGTCTGATTTTATATACATTCCCTCTTTGATTTTATCAACATCTTTTCCGTTGACTGGATAATCAAATTCAAGAATATATATACCGTTTTTTTCTCTTGAAACGTAACATTTAGAAGCGTCAGATAAAACCGACACCCCCAAATGTTCAAAGTTAGTTTCATTTGCTTTGTATAAAATAGGATAAGCCATTAAACTAGCGCCTCCCATCTTGGTGTTATTTCAACAACAAATGAGTTGTTATCCCATGAGATTCTGTTATCTCCTATTTCAAGGTGTGGAAATGGATAAGTGAACACTTTATCGTATTGAGGCTCCTTATTATCCCAATGCGCCGACTGAGTTTCACAATCAATAACAATGTGTCCACTTACTCCTTTCAACCTAAATATTTGAGAATTAATATTCAAATTAATATCTCCTGTTCCCCTTAATTTAATAAGTGGGTTGGCTTTTCTACGTTCTGGGTTTCTTAGTATTTGACCGTTAGAAACTGTTGTCTTATAAAGTCCTGTTTTTAAGTATTTAATAGGGTGTAGTTTAAAATTTAAGATACATTTTTTCTTGCTTGTTAATGTTCCCTCAATTTTAAACGTTTCATAAAAGTACGCCTTATAAAGATATTCATTATCCCAACTCAAGCCAAAATCATACCATTTTGGCTTTATATTGATAAGATAATCATTTAATTTATTGATTATGTTTTGAATGTCAGTTTTTTCATCATAAATTTTAAACGGGAAAGTACGTTCAACTACTTTCAACCGTTTATTATCTTTGATTTTCGCACCATCAACACCGTCTATTTCAACTAAATCTACAGTTTGAGAAGAAGATTCCAGTTCTATTTCATCTACTAATCTTAATCCTAATTCTTTTGTGTTTAGTTGGTTGTAAAGGATATATTTAGTTATCATAATCTGTCTTTCTCCTCCTTAATTAAGAATTTTATTTGTTCGTATAGTTTACGAACATCTTCTTCAGAATTTGTACTTAAATTCTCTATGTGTAGCAACGCTCCAAAGTTGCTTGTTTTGTTGTTAGTAACGTTGTTACTACTTCCACCTGCTGTTGCAAATGATGGAACACCTTTGAAACTTAACATGTTCTCAGGTACAAAGTTAGGTTTGAATTTGTCAATTGCACGTTGATAAACATCGAACGCTTTATTTAACGCTGGCATATTCTTAACCATACCTGTAGCAACCCCACCTGTTAAGTGGTGACCTGTTCTTTTTTGTGTAAGCCTTGATGGTGAGTGAATTTGTGCCTTAGCTCTCAACGCTCTGTCAACTTCGTTAATAATTGCATTAGCTGCAGCAGTCACCGCACCTAAAGCCGAATACATACCTTGAGCAACACCATTACTTACCTGTGCTCCCACATTATAAGCAACTGGCACAATACTTTGACCTACGCTTTGAACAGTATTCTTGATACTTTCCATCGCCGAACGAACGTTGCCTTCGTTACTTCTTAAGCCGTCAGCAATATTTCTTCCTGCTTCTTCACCTGCTCTACGTCCCTCTTGTGCCATTTGTGAGGCTGTTTGTTGGAGTGTAGATACAAATTGTTGACATGTGCTTTGAATAGATCCTAAGGCACTATTCATAGCCGAAGAAATGGCACTAGCTAACCCGTTCATCGCTCCACTAATGCTTGCAACCATACCAGATACTGTCGCTCCAACTGATGAAATCGAAGTACCTATCTGATTAATTTGACCTGCTACACTAGTGGCTGTACTGCCAACTTGTGATAATGCACTAGTTAACCCACTAACTACACCAGTTAAGGCACCGGTTGAAGCTGAAGTTGTACCAAAGCTTACTGCTAATGATGAAAGAACAACACCAAATGCACTAATCGATACAGTAACAGAACTTACTGCTGTTCCAATGCTTGTTATTTGAGTATTGAAAGCACTAATTGAACCGCTGGCAGTCATAAGTCCAGCTAGTGAAGTTGTAATGTTAGTACTAAACATTTGAACGGCTGTTGACGTTGTAATCAAGATAGGTGGTAAGGCGTTTAATGAGGTAGTTAAGCTTGTTATTAATGTTGGTAAGGCAGTAAACGCTCCTTGAACAGAAGTTGCTGCTTGACCTAACATTGATAATCCACTTGCCATTGTTTGCATACCTGCTCCAGCCGTTGTCATTTCTCCAGCGTGAGCCGTTATTGCACCTACTCCAGTTGCCGTTGCTGTTAATGTAGCAACTAAATCACCTAAGCTTAAATCAACAAGAGTTTTAACACCCTCAGCAAATAATCTGAATCCGTTACCTGCTTTTTCTGCTGATTCTCCTATACTTTGAATAACATTTGCCACTCCATCAAGTACTGTTCTTATTGAATTACCTATTGAATCAATAACTTCTTTAATTCCATCACACACAGTTTTAACTGCGTTACCGAATTTTTCAAAGGCTGTTCCAACACCCTCTAAAACTGATTTTATTGAATTACCTACTGATTCAATCACGGAACCTACACCCTCAAGAGCTGACTTAATAGCATTACCAACTGAATCAATAATGCTTGCTACTCCTTGTAAGGCTGATTGAATAGCAGTACCAACCGAAGTAATTACAGTACCAACTCCCTCAAGAGCCAGTCTTACTCCATTTCCAAAACCAGTAAATGCTGAACCTAACCCCTCAAGCACCGACTTAATGGCAGTACCTACAGATTGAATAACCGTTCCAATTCCCTCAAATACTGACTTAATAGCAAGTCCAACCGATTGAATAACGCTACCTAATGAAACTAAAACGGCTGATAAGCCAGTTCCTAAAGCAACAATAACTTGAGATACGGCACTTCCTAAGGCTTGAAAGACCTTAGCAACTCCATCTCCTTGAGTTCCTAAAAGTGCAAGTCCAGCACACACCATAAGAATAGCTCCACCCAATGCAAGCCACGTTGGTGGTGGCACCATTGCAATGGCACTTCCTAATCCTTTAAAAGCAATAGCAAGTCCAGTTCCTATACCTTGTGCAGCAGTTGAAACCCCAGTACCTAATGCCGTAAGAACGGACGGAACACCGCTCAATGCTGTTTTAATACCAGTACCAATTCCCTTAGCTGCAGTACTTATTCCTTTACCTGCTGATTCCAGTAATTTACCAAAACCGCCAAATATTTTAGATAAGGTACTTTTAGAACTTTTAGCTTTCTTTGTTACTTCATCTAGTGATTCAGTAGCGTTTTTCTTGAATAATTTAAACGGGTTTAACCCCTTAATTAAATCAAGTCCTTTAGTTGCCAACTTGATAGCTTTAAGTGAACCTACGATACCTAACAATGAGTAAGCAATGGCACTAATCACACTAGGTGGGAGTGAAGCTATTAATTTAGCAAACCCACTAACCACTTTCGCTATTACGTTAACAATTAAACCTAATGCTTGAGCAAATATTTTAATTGCTCCACTATTTGCCAAAGCTGTAACAAGGTTAGTTACTGCCTTTTGAATGTTTTTAAAAGCACTTAAAACGCCGCTTATTGCTCCGCTATCATTCAACCCTTTCCACAGTTCCTTAGCTACTGTTATTACATTCTTAATCGATGTAGCTATTCCATTAACTACTCCATCAATATCGATACTTTCTAAGAAACTACCTAACTTTTCAGCAAAGTTCCCAAAGTCTACTTTGTCTAGTGCGTCTGCAATACCTGAAATAGCTTTAATTCCGAACTTATTCACTTTCTCAAACGCTGGTTGAAGTTTGTTAGCTAAACTTTCTTTCGCTCCATCGATGGCTTGATCTATAGTTTTAAACTCGGTCGCCATTTTAGAAAAGCTATCATTGTTACCAACTTTCTTAATAGCGTTGAAAAAATCTTCTGTTTTGATTTTTCCGTCTTGAACACCTTTAACAAGTTCATCAAGTGACATCCCCATTTCCTTGGCAATTGCTGCCATACCTGCTGGGGTTTGCTCCATCATCAATTTAAAGTCTTGCCACGCTACTTTTGGCTTCGCTGCCATCTGAGTAGCTTGTTGAGATAGTGTCTTCATGGCTTGTTTTGGATTTTCTGCCGCTGCTGCTAACCCACCAAAACCAGTTACTAATTTGTCAGTTTCCTTAATTCCTACTGCTGCTAACTGCGAATAGGTTTGTGCCATATCTGACGCGCTGTAAATAGTCTTGGTGGCGTAATCTTGCATAACGCCCTTAGCTTGTGCAATTTCTTCCTTAGACTTACCAATCATTGACATGTTGCCTTCAAAAGTTTTCCAGGCTTTCGCTGAACTGTTTAATTCAGTTACCATCCCTCGAATACCGTTAGAAATACCACTAATACCTGCGCTTATTCCAGCACTTACTAGGTTTGCTCCTAACACACTTTTAAAGACTGAACCTGCCTTAGTTCCAGCACTTTCAAGACCGTTTAAGGCACTTTTTAACCGTCCGATACCAGAGGTGGCACCTTTCTCATTCAAGTCAACATCTATTTTAACTTTACCTTCTGCCATATATTAACCTCCTTTCTTTTAAATCAATCATTGATAGGAAGTTCATATTGACGTTGTAGTTTTCGCATGTGTTCTTTATATTCAGAACTATCATGTTTTGATGGTTTGTAAGACCTAATCTTCACAACTTCCATAAATTTAGTATTTTCTGGAAGTCCATTTAATAAGGCATTAAACTTTCTCCAATGCAATTTGCCTTGCATTTCAATTAAATCAATATTGTACGCTTGCAAAAAAGAAGCAAAAATATAGTCTGAGTCGTATTTCAAACTATATAATTGCTCCTGTTCTTCTTTTGTTTCCTTAACTGGCATAGGGTTTCCAGCTAAATCATATTCTACTGAATTAAATTCCTCATTCTTGATATGCTCTTTTATTACTTCGTCTAAAAATAAAACTACATCCTCAATTGAGTATTTCTCAAATGATTCACCTGTTAACATTAATAAGGCAAAGTGTGGTTTCTGATAATCTTCAAGATCACTAGAATTAAGCATATCAAACAACCTAATTACATTATCAAAGCTAAGATTAAGCTTATAAACTTCACTACCAACGATTAATTCATCTTCTAATTTGTAAGCTAAATTAAGCATGGTTGATATTTAGATACTTAATCAGCTTATCTGGAGAATAACTGCTTCCTAATTCTTGAGTTATCCCAAATAGCGTTTGAAATACCGCTAATAACGTTGGCATACAAGATTTGTTATAAAGATTATAAACTTTCTCAAAAGTTTCTTCATCGAATAATTCAACCCATAATTCTTTAGCTAAATCATAGATTAATTTAATATCTTCTGTTGTTCCTTTTAGTTCTCCAATCTTATCTTTAACTACACCTGCTTTTTCTTCTACGTTTGCTAGTTTTAGAATATTTTCATCACTAGTCACAAACTTTAACTCAAACTCTCCAAAATTAACTGGAATTACATTTTCAAATTTCTTAATTACTACCATGCTTAAATCCTCCTAAATTATGCTACTGCTGTTTGTTTTGGCAATGTTGTCCATTTAATCGTACATTCAAAGTTTTCAAAGTCACTTGCGTCACCGTCTCCAGCTTTAATCTTGGAAACAATTGCTACTGCTTCCCACGCTGTCTTACCGTCTGAAGATACAACCTTGAACCATACTTTTCTATCGTCACCAACTTTATATCTAAGGTCAGCGATTAGTTTTTGTGCGTCATCTTCTACATCGAAGTTCCCCTCAAATGAGAAACCAGCTTTAACTGATTTTACCGTTTCTTCTGGTGTACCATCTCCATCGTACCATGCTACATCATCAGTATCCTCATCTGTTTCATCGTTTACTGTCTTGATATATTTAGCTAACAGTTTGTACTGTTCTTTTGTTGGTGCTGTTGTTGCACTTTCTTTATTGAAAGGTGCTACAAAATGCTTTCTCAATGCGTTCTTTTGTCTAGCCATTTATTAAATCTCCTTCTATTTCTAATTTTGCTACTATACGTAATGTATAGATAAAATAATCTTGTTCATCACGTCCATTTATGGCTGGCTTACCAACTTCAAGATCTAAAAATTGGTAAGTACCATTTTTACTAGGTAATTTCAAAAATAATTCAGATAAAGCAGTATGAACAGTCCACATTATAGTATTAGCTTTTTGATTATCCGTGCTTTTTACAGCTATTTCAAACGGTAAGCTAATTTCTCGTGTTTTATCCATAAATAATTGCTCAACTCTACCTCCAGGAATTAAATTAATCACTAAATCATCTGATTCTATAAAATAATCTAATCTAGCTTTCAACGGTAATTCTAAGGAGTTAACAAAATCACAAAGCACTTCTTGAAAATCAATATTATTAATCATCTGATCCCTAATCCTTTCTTAGCTACTTCTTCCCAATTCTTCATGTTGCTATTTGAAGCTTTTTCAGTCCATTTACTTCCAGTTCCAGGAGTTGTATATTTTCTGAATGTGACAATACCATTAGTCCCATAGAAATGTGCTCTAGCATATACTGTATTCCATGCTACTGAACCATTACTAGCGTGTCCACTAGCTCGTAAATAACCCTTACCATCACTAGGGATATACTTTTCACTATCCATCAACACTTGATTAGCTACAGCATTTCTTGCTAACATAACATTCCCAGATCCGAATTTCTTTTCTAACGGCGTTAAATCATACTGTACTTTTATCGACATCTAAATCACCGTTAATTCATAAGAGAATACTTTATTTCCTAAATAATTAGTTTCAAAACTAATTACCTTATATTCTCCATGCTTATCTCTGATGTTAGCTTGTAACCAACTATCATCAACAACAACATTATTAAATTTGGGATAAATAAATAAGGTTCCCGATTTGTTTCTTGTGATATTTGTTAAGTTTTGCGTGTTTGTAGACTTATCTAAAGAACTTCTATCAAACCGAACAAATTTTATTTCAAACGGTTCTTTATAAGTGATCTTCCCCCATTTGTCTTTTTCACCTGCTAAACTCACTTCTACAGTATCAGTTAAAAGGCGCTTATCTATCATAATAAACCCCTCTATAACCGAATCCCACGCTTTTTAGTAAGTTAATAGTGTCTAACGCTAAATTGTATTTGCTAGCTTCAATTTTAGCTGGACTAGTTCCACTACCGCCATAATTAACAGTAGTTCTCCCTATACTTAAACTACCTAAAGAATGTTTATCTTCAGCCGTAAGTATTCCAGTTTCATTTAAGTAGCGAATTTGATTAGCAATAGCAAGCTTTACTGCATGCTTTCTAGGCGGGAAATCATCTTCTAAGTTGTTATTTTGATAAAAGTAGTTAGTGTATAAATCTACTGCCGTTTCAGCTCTTTGCCTTAAATCTGAAAAATCATCTACTTCTGCAAAACCTAGTTCTTTATAATCTTCTAAAGTAATGTAATTCATTTTTAACCTCCAAAAAAAGAGGCCGAATTATTCAACCTCTTTAGCTTCTTTTTTCTCTTCTACTGGAGTAGGGGCTGGAGATTCCTCCTTAACTTCCTCTTTTACTTCTTCAAGGTTAGTTAAAGCTCCCTCACCTAATGAACTGATAATTTCTTTCGCTCTAGCTTCTGTAATATCAAGTTCTGTACCTTTAGGCACTTGTTCATAAGTATCTTTATCTGTGAAATCTACGTTTACTAAATATTTAACCATTATTATTCCCTCCTATGCTAACGGTGTAGCACTTGTAACCTTGATAATTGCTTTTTTGTTATCATCAAGAACAAATGTTCCACCTTTTGCAGCAGCTTGAAGTTTTACACCGTCAAAATCTTCAGCTTCTACAGTTCTAGCTGTTTCAATACCGATAAATGGAATAACAATTCCATCTGGAGAGAAGATTGCAACAACATTATTTTCAAAGTATTGTTCAGGCACTACGATTAATTCAATGTTTTTATATTTTAATAATCCATTAGAATCTAAATTTATATTTGAACCTTTTGATTTGTTTGTTGAAGCCATATCAATAATAGCATTATAAACTTGAGCTCTGATATAACATTTAATTGGTGCGTTGATTTCAGTATTAGTCACATAAACATTAACTTGGTTAAATAACTTCTGAATATTAGTTTCATCAAGTTTAGAAAGTTCTTTAGTTTCACCTGCGTTTGCTGATAAGAATTTTCCAATTCTCTTGTTAATTGCTCTAGTTTGAGCTTCTGAGTGCAATCTTAAACGGTCAGCTACTGCTGCATTTAAATCGTTGTTGACTGTGTAACGGTCAATTCCCTCATGGATAGCTAGTGTGTAATCATAGTTTACTTCTGCGTCTTGGTAAACCACTTCTTTTAATTCACCAAAACGGCTTCCTAATCCTGTTCCTGCTCCGAATACTTTTGTTGAATCAGCATTGTAAGTTCCTACAACTACTGGTGTATTGTTAGTTTTAACCATGAAAGCCTTAGTGTTATGTTGAACACCATCTAATGTTTGAATTGGAGCTAAGGCTCCTGCGAATGCTTTTTGCACGCCGAAAATTGTAGATAACACCTTAGTATATTGTGGTGTATATACTCTTACTGGCAAATTATTATTGTTTGTTGTCATATTTTAAAATTCCTTTCTTTATTTCGTATATTGATCTATTACTGCTTGGAACGGGTCAACACCTGTTGTTCCGTTTCCGTTAGGGTTGCCACCAACTGTAATCTGAGGTGTATTAGGTTGTTGTTCCTGTTCAAATAAGAATGGTTTACTTTCTCTTAATGATTTAACCACCTCATCAAGTTTAGGTTTCCCGTCTTCTCCTAACTCAACCTTATCTACATCGATAAGTTTCATTAGAACATCGCTATCATGTGCCTTAACATCTTTAAGTGCCAAAGCAATAGCATTTGTTTTATTGATTTGCGCCAACTTGTTATCACTATCAACTTTGAATTGGTTGTATTCTTCTTGTAATTTCTCTAACGCCTGTTTAACATCTGAATTAGCTTCATTACTTTTAGTTAAATCTTCAAGTTTAGTTTTTTGTGATTCTAGTTGTGCTTTTAATGTGTCATTCTCAGCAGTTAGTTCTAACTTCACTTGTTGCTTTGCTTTCTCTAACCCTGCACCGTACGCTTGCATGATTTTATCGATTGCGTCCTTATCTGTTACTCCTGCTTCGATTAACATATCTCTTTTTAAGCTCATAATTTAAGCTCCTTTCGTTTTACGTCCTGTAGACTAAATTTTTAGCACTTTAACACCGTGCAGGCATAAAAAAATAAGCCTTTTAACGTCTTACTCAGGACTTAAAATGGAAAATTTAGTTATTTTTTCCATTTTGAATTGTATTTTAAAAGTGAAAATGGAAAGTAAGCGATTTAATTTCATTTTGGCATAATAAAAACACCTAGTAAAATTTACTAAGTGTTTTATACTTTATAATTTTTAATACCAAGCTACGACTCTTGTTTCTGAGAAATCATTTTCATCTTGCATTCTTAATAATCCTTGATATGCATGCATTAAATACATTGATTGTTTATGTTTATCTGCTTGTTTTATTAATCTTGCTTCTTTCGAATTCAAGTCTAGTTCTATCGTTCCATAATCTTCTTTATTTTCTGGATAATAATCGTATATAACTACATCATCATTAATTTTATTTAACTTTAACAATAACATGATTATTCCCCCTTAACTAAAATTGCATAATTATATAGTTTTTCAGCTTCCTTATGCGCTCTCTCATATACATAATTATACAACTTCATCAAAGATAATTCAAACATTTCGTGATCCAATAGAACTAAATCTTTCTTTTGAATATTTTTCCCTTCTCTTAATCTCGCCCATGAATTTGCCATATTATAATCGGGATAAAATCTTTCTTTTCGTCCGTCAGCAAAAATATGCTCATCTATAAATATATGATTATATATTTTTTCTATATCTTGGCTTCTATATCCTGTATTATTTGCTATTTTATTAATTTCTATCTCTTTATTTCTACTTCTAACAGCTTCATAATATTTTTTAGCGTGAAGAGCCCTTTTAGACCCAAATGGATCGTTTGTATCATTCAGTGCTCCTGTAGGATACTTACCTACCACCGTAGGATTCTTTTCTATAAGACTTTTTCTTCCAGTCTTAAATGTTTTTTCTTTAAGCTTTAACTTAGCTTGAAGTTCTTTATCGCCTAATTCCTTAGCTAGTATTTGCTTATCTTTGTTAATTCTAATCTCACGATCAAAAGCTTTCAATCTTGCTCTATCAAGAGCATTTTGTTTTGCTTCATCCTCGGTTAGATTTTGCAAATATTCTGGCAGTTGCGGCTTATAATTCACTCCTACTACAAATGGTGTTAAATAATGGCCACAGTTGATTCCTAAACAACCTCCAGGACTGCCATATCCATAATCTGGTAAACTTAGTACTCTTTCACCGTTAATTGTCCTTGCAACTCCTTTAGTTACTATCTGATGTTGTAACGGTGCGCATAACTCTCTAGCACTAGATTTGGCACTGTAATAATAAGTATCTATTCCTAAATCATCTGCAGGCCTTTCTCTCATTTCTCGATAAGTTCTGAAAGTTGTAGTTCTGATTACCGTTTTTGCATATCGCTCAACCGTCCACATTCTTCCTCCCCTATCTCTAAAAGCTGTAAATCCTCGCTCATACATTTTTAAAACCGCTTCTGATAATGCTTTTTCATGAGACTTAGTTCCAGAGACTACTCCAGCTACTGCACTTTCTAAAGTCTGCTTGTAATTCTTTTGTAATGCTTTTGGCATTGTAGTATTGATTAGGTTGTTAACTTCAAACATCGTTTGCTTAGCTAATGAATTAAGACTATCTTGAACTAAAGGATTAGGAGTTGCATCTGATTTTAGAGCCTGTGCCAATTGTTGATGGCTATCTTGATAGATTTTAAAGCCCTCATTAGCTATTACATCTCTGAATACTTCCTCCGCAACCCCGCTATATTTAGAAATCAACTTAACATTTTCTTCTGTAATCAAATGCATATCATTTAACTTCTCTAACTGCCAAACATAAGGATTATCTATTAAATCAACCGTTCCACGTTGTTTTAGTCTTCGAACTATGTTCTTCATCATTTCCATGGATAATTCATGGAATAAACCTTCTACTTCTCTTGACTTTATCCAATAATTACCATCATTATTCTTTATCTCCATAGATTACCTCATCAGCTTCATCTAGGTTCGGTTGTACTTCTTCATTAATCTCATTTAACATCTTACTTGCTTCTTCATCAGTCACCCCTAACACTTTAGAAATGGCATACTGCTTACTAACGATTCCACTTGCCAATGCTTTAACCCAATAATCAAGCTCTGCATTTCTATCTGTGAACACTCCATCATCAAGGTTAACTGATATATCTTCAAGTTTAGGTATTTCACCATGATATATACCGTGTGCCTTACCTAATTCACAAATAGATACTACAAGCTCTTTAATTGAATGTTCTACTAGTGACACAATGCTGTTTCTTAGTTGGAAAGTGTCTGAATTTTCGCTGACAACTTCTGTTGCTGTCTTCATTGTCTTTCCGTCAAAACTAAACATTCCACCACTAACTCCAACTTGCATTTCAAACATTGCTAAGCCTTTGTTAATAGCTTTGATATAATCATCAGCTCTGATTGGTGTAGTTAAATCAACGATTTTATTATCGTCAAGTCCACCTCCTATTTGAACAAAAACATTTTGATCAGTTTCAAATCTTCGTTTAGTTACGAACTTATTATCTTTTCCAGCCTGAAATGTCATATTTGTTAAACCATCTGGAACAGCTACTCTTCTTTGTCCCATCTTTATTTCCCACATGAATTCATCATATGTTCTATTAATGAAATCAATTGTTGTTTTAGCATTGTCAAATATTGATAATCCTAGAGGACTGTTAATATCTTTATTGTTCATTCCTGGGGTTTTTAAGTAAGTAAATAACGGTCTACTTAATCCTTTAATCACAATATTTTCTTCAAGATTCTCATATAATTCACTTAACAACGTTTGACTACCTATTGTTTCTGAATTAGTAGATTTATACAATTCATTAGTTATCGTTAAGTCTTCATTATTCCACTCGTGGAACTCAATTAAGGTGTAATATGTATTAGTTTTACCTTGACTTTTAACTGATTTAGTAATAATTGCTGCACTGCTAACATCTTGCATATTGCTCTGAAGCGGTAAAAATACTGGTGCTTGAATGAATGCTATCTTAATAGTTTTACCATCAAAATAAGGCCGCATTGCCATTCCACCTAGCGCTAAACAGCTCTCAAGATATCGTTCAAAATTCTTGTTAAATCTGTCATTTAAAAGAATATCGTTAACAAATTGATTA